TTGTCAACCCTTGGTAAACTCTCATTTTTAAAACGAGTTTGAAGCATATGCTCAACCGCATCGTCAGTAATTTGAGTCCAAGGAATAAAATGCGTTCCATCATCATCTTCAAATAAATGATAACCTTTTCTTTTACTCTGAAATAAATCAACCATTCTTTGATTAATAAAAGGAACTAAAGCTGGGTATCTAGTCGCAAAAAACTTTCTATACGCTTTAAACAAAGCCATTTCATTAAATTCAATAAACATATTAGGAAATGGTGGCTTTGCAATTTCAATGGCCTTCATAAAAGCTTTTGGCTTAACCATTGATGCTTGCACCAGATTGTATAACAAAGAATCATCAATAACAAATTTTTTAGATTGAACTAAATCAACACGCACCTTTTGAGCTGTTCCATGTGCATATTTATGATTCTGAAAATTTACTAAATTCTTTTTAGGATTAGACAATGCAGCAATAATCTCGCTTGCCATCATCGGTTTATCAAATGTTTGTTCAGACATATTATCTCCTATTTATGCTAGTCTAGGATAGTATTATAGGAATTGATTGCCAAATGTCAAACAAAAAAAAGACCCAGATTTCTCTGGGCCCTTTTCACAAACATTTTAAAACAAAAGGAATGGTGCAATGAAACACCATTTTCTTTATACTATATATATAGGGCTTAATTGCCTATGTGTCAACCTATATCATCTAAAATAGTTCTGGAAAAGAGATGTGTATGATTTCTTGTTACACGCCCATATTCGATTTCTTTGAGTGCTCTAGGATCATCTTCAAATCTTTCATCAGTCTCTACATCAGGTAAAGGTTTAAAATCTGATTTGTTGTTGTGCATGGTAAGTAATTTTGCTTTGACACAACTTTTACAAAGGGTGCCATACTTTCGTTTTGTTTTTATAATAGGTAGCAGCTTATCACATTCACAACATCTATCATATTTTTTCATTTATGGACCTCTCCCTAATTATATATTGTCCCTCGCTGTTGAAGCCTCATACTCACCTCGACTCATCGGGCCATCACAAGCACCAAGCCATTTTCTGCCACCGCTTACGCTAAACGAATACTTAGCTATCATACCTTCTTGAATTAGATCTCTCACTAATCCATCTAAAATTCTTTGTGTGCTATTGTTTAAAACTTTAGGAGCATCAGCATCACTCATCATTCGTTGAAGTAAAGCGTCTGCACCTGATTGTTGTGTCATAGCCCTACCTTGATCTTCACAATTAATAATCCAGTTATACAATGCAGTTTTCTTAATCTCTCTATTAGTTCCGCTATGTAATCTTTGAATGTCATCGCTTCTGTCAACTAATAATCCGCTGTGCATATCTCTTATAAAATGTCTGATAGCCCTATTTGCTGGACCATTAGATTTAACTACTGCACCATCAAAGCACCTATTTCTTTGATAATCAATTCCTAAATCCTGGCAACGTCTACGGCCAGTAGCTTCATCAACTTGCCATAATGCAAAAGCACAACGTACACCATCAACCAAAGCTGACGTACCTCTAATCATGTTTCTTGCTTGTTCGGGTGAACTAACAACTAAGTCCTCTTTAATTTTAGTCATATGATGACACATAATTACAGATGCACCAGTTTCTGTAGCTATTTGTGCAAGTAATCCAGTTAAAGCTGCACCCGCTGCAGGATCTGCATTTACATCAGCATGAACAAATGATGCTAACGGATCAAATACAATCAGCTTTAAATTAGTCATTTGCTTTATTTGTTCGTAAAGTTTATCAAATTCATCACTGGTCCTGTAGCCCTCATGTGTTTCTTGCATTATAGGAAACACACCACCGACATTAGGCAAACTTACAATTCTTAGCTCGTGTTCAAAATTATTTCTATGATTGTCTATATCAAGTCTTTCAACTCTTCGGTGCATTTCATCTTCATCATCTTCAGCAGTAAATATTATTGTATTGCCATATTCGTTGATCAAACCACCAAAAGCAGTGGACATTGACTGACCGCTTGATACTTTCATTGCCAGGTCTAAAGTCATCATACCTTTACCAGCATCACCAGCCGCAGAAAATATAATAGGGACACCAAGCGGTAATGTTTCACCTATCAAAAACTTTTGCTCTGGTGCTTGACCAACAAATCTATTTATAAGCAAAGACTCATCTAAAAGATTAATGTTCTTTTTAACTTGCTTTATATTTGTATTAAGAAACTCATTGATATTAAATTGTTCGGCTATGGCATCAACCACATCCCATCTCTCTGGCTTACCTCTTGGCGGTGTAAGCATAGTAACTGACTTAGCATTTGCATTCATAGCTAAGTCCTGGACAAGTTCAGCTACCTTTTTACCCGCTGAATCATTATCTGGCCAAATAATTAGTTCTTTGTCTTGTAATGCTGAAAAGTCAAACAAGTTAGCTGACTTTCTTGAAAGCATACCCGCACCACCCATAGTGCAAGTCGCAGTATATCCTAACTGATTAAGTGCATCAGCACACTTTTCGCCCTCGACCCAAATGATTTTATCTGAGGCAAGAATGTTCGGTATGTTATACAGGGGCCTAACATCAGGCATTCTTGGATATGTGCTTTGACCAGTAAACTGTCTAAATTCTTTTTTAGGTTTACCATGTCCATCTAATACAGGATTACCTTCTTGATCAACAGTATTGTATCTGCGAACAAGACATAATATCTCACCATGTGCATTTAAATATCTATGTTCGCTATCGTAAGGCGTATTAATATTTATTTGTTCTTTTAATTCAGTGTTGATTACTGGATGCAAACTTTCATCAACTGGTCTTGTGTCCGATACATAGTCCTCAAAATATTCTTTTATTTCTGAAAGTTTCATCCCCCTACCCTCCATCATAACCTTAACAATGCCTCCTACACCATCAGATCCATTAAAGTCTTGACCTTTCATAAAATATGGAGACCTTGGATTAATGTCTATTTTAAGAGATTTACCTGGCTCACCATGAAGTGATCCGATTGTAAATAGATTACCTCTCATAACACCATTGGGGTAAGTATCTCTTAATATATCTATTTGCTTTTGAGCAGGCACTCTTTCACTAATCAAATCTACTAGTTCTCGACTAGACATAGGTTGTTTTTTATTGCCAAAATTTACTATGTTCATTACCATCTCCCTTGATGGCGGCACCTTGCTACCTTCCGTGTCGCCATCAACTCGCACTCCAACAAGTGTCTGTGAACTGACAAAACCTACAATCAAACATATCTTTGTTAAATGCAATTCTTGGTAACATTACATTTTGCTCAACTGCTTTAAGTATATCAACTGCTTTGTCACTGGCATATTGAGCAAGCTCTTGATTGAACGGCACCAGTTCATAATATATTTCACTTGTATTTTTATTTATAACTGTGAATAAACATGGATTATCAGTTAGCTCCATGTAAGCTTGATATAAGGCAACTTGAACCTCGTAAGTATGATTAGCCTTTATACCTTTCATCTTGAAATCTCTAAACTTTTTTTCGTTTGCGGTTTTACACTCCCATAACATAGGGTACTTAACATTAAGTGGACCGCTGCAAATCACGCCATCTATGTGGCCTTTTATCTTTTCTTCTGCTATTGCAAAGCCGTATTGTTTGCCATTAGAATCTATTGTTCGCAAATCAAAACCAGCGTTTCTTATCCAACCAGCCATGCTATCTTCAAGTTCATGACCAAACTGAAATATACGATAAGTTCTTGCATCAAAATCTTTACCAGGATCTGGCTTAGTGCCCAAAAACATATACTGAATCTTTCTGGAGCATTTATCGCCCAAGACAGAGCTGCCTAAATAATCTCGTTTAGGTTGCTTTTTATTACTTTCGACAAATTTTTTGTCAATGACATCCTCAAAAAGGGATGTCATCTTCTGTAATGGGCTTGTCTGACTCTTCATAGTCGCCGACATATTTAAGAAGTAACCCATTGAGCTTTTGTCTGTCATGTTTGTCATCTTGATCTACCTTCATTGAAAATTGTATTATAAGTATTGCTGCTAGTATTTCATCTTCTGTTATCTCATTTAGTTTTTTATTCCAACCAAATATATTAAATAATTTACCTAAGTTTGTTAGTGCATCGTCTCCGATTCTGGGCTTATCCATCTACCTTCTCCTACTAATTGTTCGTTACTAAAATGTCCCTGCAGCACTTCATGACCTTCAAAGAAAGCAGAAAAGCTCAAGTACAAAACCATATTTTTGTTTTTTTTAATTATATCAAACAAAGTATCACCTATTTTATCACTGATTTGATCAGGTGATTGTGCAAAAGAAAATGGTAAATACAAACCACCCTCTTTTGTCTTCTCTACACCAGCAGAATTTTCTTCCTGCATTGTGTATTTAACTAACATTCTTGCCATCTTTTGCCTCAATTGCTAATGCCGCATATCCAATAATATCAATCATATTATCTTCAACTCTTGGATTTTGACTGTTTCTAATTTGCTTAATACCAATCATAGCTCTATATACATCATGAATATCAAGCGGTTCTTTTAACTTTTTTCTTAATAATATATTCCATATTTGAGCTATATATGTATGCGTTTCTGTAGCATCACCATGAGATTTTGCTCTAGGTCCGTTTATAATTAAGTCAACTTTTTTTAACGCTTCACTACGCTGCATTATTATCTCCTTCGTAATAACTTAAAATTTTGTCATCAATTT